CAGCCAGTAAAGATCGCTCATGATCCCTCCCCAAGTTGGGAGGTTGAATCATGCCACAGCCTCTCGCTCAAGCAAAGTTATGGGTCCTGACTCTAGAGGAGACATTTCCAATTGCACGAGCCCAGGGGGCGCGGGCGCAGATGGCGCTTGCGTTCGAGACGACCTATGGCACGCCGCCGGCCAGCGGCTTCACGCGGATGCCATTCGCCAGCGCGACGCTGGGGGCGGAGCAACCGCTCCTGAACAGCGAGTTGCTCGGCTACGGCCGCGATCCGCTGGCGCCGATCAAGGACGCGCTGACGGCCGATGGCAATGTCGTCGTGCCGATCGATGCGGAGGCCCTCGGCTTCTGGTTGAAGGCGGCCTTCGGCCAGCCGATCACCACCGGCACCGTCGCGCCTTACAGCCACGAGTTCCGCTCGGGCAGCTGGGTGCTGCCGTCGATGTCCATCGAGACCGGCATGCCGGAGGTGCCGCGCTTCGCGATGTATTCGGGCTGCATGCTGGACACCCTCAGCTGGCAGATGCAGCGCTCGGGCCTTCTGACCGCGACCGCGAGCCTCGTGGCGCAGGGCGAGGCCATCGCCACGACCTCCGCCGCAGGCACGCTGGCAGAGATCGACCTGCCGCGCTTCGGCCATTTCAACGGGGCGATCACGCGCAACGGCCAGCCGCTGGGCAATATCGTCTCAGCCGAGATCACCTATGCCAACACGCTCGACCGGATCGAAACCATCCGCTCGGACGGCCGCATCGACGGTGCGGATCCCGGCATGGCCGCGCTCACCGGCCGGATCGAGGTACGCTTCGCCGATCAGCTCCTGGTCAACCAGGCGATCAATGGCGAGCCCTGCGAGATGAGTTTCGCCTACACGCTGCCCTCGGGCGAGAGCCTGACGCTGGTCGCGCATGCCGTCTACCTGCCGCGCCCGCGCATCGAGATCTCCGGGCCGCAGGGCGTGCAGGCGAGCTTCGACTGGCAGGCGGCGAAGGATCCGGTGGCGGGGCGCATGTGCACGATCACGCTGGTGAACGAACGGGAGACCAACTGATGCTGACACTCGATCTGACGAACGCGCCGCGCTGGCTCGACCTGCTACCTGGCGTGCGGCTGCAGCTGCGGCCGCTGACCACCGCGCTGATGGTCTCTGCGCGTAGCGATGCCGCGATCCAGGCACTGCCGCCCGAGGCTGGGCCCGAGGAACTGGCGATGATCATGGCCAAGGCCGTGGCGCGGCGCGCGGTGCTGGATTGGGAGGGTGTCGGCGATGCCGAGGGCAACCCGGTCCCCGTGACGCCCGAGGGGATCGGCGCGCTCCTCGACATCTGGCCAGCCTTCGACGCCTTCCAGTCCGCCTATGTCGCGAAAGGGCTGCTGCTGGAGCAGGAAAAAAACGTCTCTGCGCCCTTGCCGACTGGTGGATCGGCGGGGGCGATCGCTACTGCCAAGCCTGCCAAGGGCCGTGCCCGGACTGTCCGGCGCGGCTGAACCAGCCGGAAACCCCGGAAGGCTGGCAGGTCTGGGATCTGGCGCAGCGCCTTACGGGTCAACTGCGCGTCGCATCCAGCGCCGACGGAACTGTGGTTCTGGGTTGGGACATGACCGCGGGGTTGGCAATGGCGCGGGCGCTCGGGGTCAACCCGCTGATCGCGGCCGAATGCCTGCCCGTGATCGAGGCCGTGATGGTCCGCAAGTTCAATGAACAGAGGACGGCGGATGACCGAACGTCCCCGCGGCTTGGCCGATGAACCCGCCGCGCAAGCAGTGTCCCGCACGTCAGGAAGTCTGATCCATGGCCCAGAAACGCGTCTCTGTCCGCCTCGTCGCCGAGGGCGGCAGGCAGGTGAAGGCGGAGTTCCAGGGCATCGGCGATACGGGCGAGCGCAACTTCAAGCGGATCGAGCGGCAGGCCGACATCACCGGCGCCGTGGTGCGACGGGTCATGGGCATCCTCGGCGCCGCGATCAGCACGCGCCAGCTCGTGGCCTATGCTGACCAGTGGACCGACCTGCGCTCGCGCGTCGACTTGGCCACCGGCAGCCAGGAGGCGGGGGCGGCCGTCATGGAGCGGCTCGCCGCCATGGCGCGGCGGACCTATTCCAGCCTCGGCCAGACCACGGAGTCCTGGCTCGCAAATGCCACGGCGCTGCGCGAGCTGGGGCTGACGACGGCGGAGTCGCTGGATTTCACCGAGGCCTTGAACAACGCAATGGTGGTGTCCGGCGCGCGTGCCGAACGCGCGGCCTCGGTCCAGACCGCGCTTTCCCGCGCCATGGCGCTGGGTACGCTCAGCGGGGACAACCTCAACACCGTGATCCAGAACGGCGGGCGGCTCGCCGAACTGCTGGCGGCCGAGCTTGGCACCACTGTCTCCGGCCTGCGCAGGCTGGGCCAGGAGGGCGGGATCACCGGCGAGGTGATCCGCACGGCGCTGATCGGCAATCTCGAGCTGCTGCGCGAGGAAGCCGACAGCATGCCGGCGACCATCGGCGATGCCTTCACGCTGATCGGCAATGCCGCGCTGCAACTGGTCGGCACCTGGGACCAGATGGTCGGGGCCTCATCGACGGTGGCCGCGGCGCTGATCGGGCTCGCCGACAACATGGAGCGGCTCGCGGCCATCAGCATCGCCTTCGCGGGCTTCATGGCCGCGCGCTGGGTTGCGGCGTTTGTCGCGGCGCAGGTCGCAACAATCAGCCTCGCGGGCGCGCTGACGCTCTTGCGCGGAGCGATCATCCGCACCGGGGTCGGGGCGCTGATCGTGGGTGCGGGCGAGCTGATCTACTGGTTCGGGCAGCTGGTGCGCGGCGCGGGCGGGTTCGGCGCTGCGCTCTCGCTTCTCGGCGATCTCGCGCGCGAGGTTTGGGAGCGCATGAAGCTTGGTGCCGTCGCCATGGGCCTCGCAATCATGGCGAGCTGGGCCGACATCAAGGCCGCCATCGCCGAGGCGCTGCAGACGTCGCTGGAAGCGGTGGTCGGTTTCGGAAACGGGGCGCTGAACACCTTCCAGGGGGCGCTGGACTCGATCAAGGTGCTCTGGGGCTCGTTGCCCTCGGCGATCGGGGATTTCGCGTTTCAGGCGGCGAATGCGCTGATCGCGGGCGTCGAAGCGATGCTCAATGGCGTCGGCCAGCGGATCAACGGCTTCCTCGAGGGGATCAATGGCGGGCTCGAGGCGCTCGGGATCGAGCGGCGCATCTCGCTGATCGGCAATCTGGAACTCGGCCGGATCGACAACCCCTTCGCGGGGTCGGCGACTGAGGCCGGTGCCGAAGCACGCGCGGCGTTTCAGGCGGCGTTCAATGCCGAGCCGATCACGATGCCGGATCTCGGGCTGGCCGGTTACGCGGAGGAGGCACGCGGTCAGGCCGAGGCCCTCCGCGCGGCGATGGCCGGTGTGGCGGAAGCGGCGACGGCACCGCTCGAGTCCATTGCCGCCCTGCGCGAAGCGGTGACGAGAAGCGGCGTTGACGCGGAGGCCGCGCTGAACGGCGCGCGGACGGCCGCCGAGGGGCTGGGAGAGTCGCTTGATGCCACCGGCGAGGCTGCGGGCCGCGCGGGCGGTGCCGGTCGCGGGGCGGGTCAGGCGCTGCGCGAGGCGGCCGACACGGCGCGGGGTGCCTGGGAGGCGACGGCCGAGGCAGTGCGCGCCGCCCAAGAACGCTCGCGCGAGATCGCCCAGGGACTGGCACAGGACATCACCGGCCCGATCAAGGAGGCGTTGAAGTCGGGCGAGTTCACCTGGCAGACCTTCGCCGGTGCCATATCGCAGATTGCCCAGAACCTCGCGAACCGGCTGATCGATCTCGCGTTCAGGCCGATCGAGACCGCGCTCATCAATGCCTTTTCCGGCGGAGGGGGAAGCGGTGGCGGCGGGTTCCTGGCCAGCCTCTTCGGCTTCGCAAAAGGCGGCGTCTTCGCCGGTGGGCAGGAACTGACAGCCTTCGCGCGCGGCGGCGTCGTCAACCGGCCGACGGTCTTCCCGTTCTCCCGCGGCATCGGGCTGATGGGCGAATCCGGACCCGAGGCGATCGTGCCGCTGCGGCGCGGGCGCGACGGGCGTTTGGGCGTCGAGATGAACAGCGCGCCCGCGCAACCCGCGCAGGACATGTCGACCCGGATCATCAACGTGCTCGACCCGTCGGTGGTCGGCGACTACCTCGCCACGCCCTCGGGCGAGCGGGCCATCCTGAACGTCATCCGCCGCAACCGGAGTGCGCTGAATGCCTGAGGTGGGAGGCCCACTGCCGCTGCTGTTCTGGCCCTTCCCGGCGGCGCAGGAGATCACCGAAGTGCTGGAATGGCGCACCGATGTGCTGACATCGCGCGCGGGCGAACAGCGCATCGCGCTCCGGCCCCGGCCGCGCGAGATCGTGACGTTCCGGCATAGGCTGGATGCGCTGGGGATGGCGCGCGCCGCGGAACTCGCCCGCGCGGGGTTCGCGGGCGACTGGCATGTCCCGCTCTGGCACATGGCGCTACAGCCCGCCGCCGATCTGGTGCAAGGCGCGACCGAGATCCTGCTCGACACCGGCGTGGCGGATTTCCGGAGCGGGGAACTGGCGGCGATTGCGGTCGATGGCCGTGAGGCGGCGGCGGTACCCATCGCCAGCGTTCAGCCCGACCGGCTGATCCTCGCGGAACCTCTGGTGCTGCAACTGCCCGGTCCGGTGGTTGCTGCGCCGCGGATCACGGTCGCGCCGATCCGCGGCGGCGTGCTGACCTCAGCCATCGAGGTCACCCGCCGCAGGCAAAGCGATGGCACGGTCACGGCCAGCTTCCTCTTGCGCGATGCGCCGGACATCACCACACCGGTCCTGCCGACATATCTCGGCCGCCCGGTCCAGACCGACCCGAGCCTTGTACGCCGCCCGCTCACTGCCAGCCTGCGCCGTGCGGTCGAATACGTCGACAACGGCTTCGGCCCGCTCAAAGTCGAGCTGCTGCGTGACGCCTTCGAGCGGGGCGAGACGATTACGCTGAAGGCGCAAGGCCCTTTCGCGCGTCACGCCCTGCGCCGCTGGCTCTGGTCGCTTCGCGGGCGGCAGGCCAGCTTTTGGCTGCCGACCTGGGGACGCGAGCTGCAGTTGCGTGCCCCGATGACCTCTGGTTCCACGCTGATGCGCATCGCTCCGGTTGCGTCGCTCGCGGCCTATGTCGGCCGCGCGATCCTGCTGGAAATGCCCTCCGCCCTACGCTTCCGGACCATCAGTGCCGCCATCGAGGACGGGCCCGACCATCGCTTGACGCTCAGCTCGAACCTCGGCGAGCAGGTCCCGCTCACAACCAAGGTGCATTTTTTGACCGCGATGCGCGCGGATGCCGACCGCGTCGAGATCCAGCATGGCGCTGTCGCCAGCGAGGTCACGCTGCCCGTCATCGAGGTGCCCGCATGACCTATGCCAGCATCGAAGCCTCGGTCGCCGAGGGCCGTCCTTATTTCCTCTATCAGTTTGTCGAGGGGGATCAGGTCTGGCGTTTCGCCAGCCGCGCCACGGCGTGGACCAGCGCGGGGAGCGGCGGAACCGAGATCACCTGGGAGCCTGCCGCCGTGGCCCATGGCGATGTGGTGCAGACGAGCGAGATCGAGCGCGGGCGGTTGGAACTGACCTGGCCGCTCTCGCATCGTTTCGCGCGGCGCTTCCTCGGTCCCTTGGGCAACACGCCCGTGACGCTGACGATCTTCCGTGGCCACGAGCAGGTGCTGGGGGAGACGGTCGCGCATTGGAAGGGCCGCGTGGTGGGCGCAGAGGTCGAGGGGCAGCGCATCCTCCTGCAGGCGGAGTCGATCTTCAGCACGCTGCGCCGCGCAGGCGTGCGTGCGAAGTACCAGCGGCTTTGCCGACACGCGCACTACGGGCGCGGCTGCGGGCTCGATATCGCGCTCTATTGGGTGACCGGCACGGTGACGGCTGTATCCGGCAACGCCTCGAGCCTGACGATCCCCGAAGCGGCGGCCGAGCCCGCCGGCTGGTACCGGGGCGGTGTGCTCAGGTTCGGCGCGCAGCTCGGGTTCATCACCGGCCATGCCGGGGCCAGTCTCATGCTGTCGCGCCCGATGCCTGAACTGGCAACGGCGCTCGCCGCACCGGAGATCGACCCTGAGACCGGCACACCGTTCCCGGTTCTCGCCGACATCGCCCCAGGCTGTGATCTGCGCGCCGCCACCTGCGCGGCGAAGTTCGGCAACCTCGCCAACTTCGGGGGCTTCCCCGAGATCCCCGGCCGCAACCCGTTTGGCGGCAGCTCCATCGTCTGAGAACGCCCCATGGTCTGGACCTTCATCGCACGGCTCGTCCTCGGGCTGGTGCTCTCGGCGATTTCCTATGCGCTGAGCCCGCGCCCCAAGGTCGAGAAGCCGCAGGCCGCGGGGCTCGATGATTTTTCGCTGCCCACCGCCGAGGAGGGTCGGCCGATCCCGGTGGTGTTTGGGACGGTGCTGATCACCGGGCCGAACGTCGTCTGGGCAGGCGACCTGAAGGTGGAGCCGATCAAGAAGAAAGGCGGCAAGAAGTGACCCGCGTGACGATCCAGGACCTGCGCGCAGCGCGTTACTGCCTCGCAGGCGTGCGGCCGTGGTTCAGCCGCCACGGGCTCGACTGGCAGGCGTTTCTCGACAGCGGCATCGAAGCTGACCGGCTGCGCGTAACCGGGGATGCGCTGGTGGAGCCGGTGATCACGATCGCCGAGCAGCGGGAAACGGCAGCGGAGGCCAGCGATGGGCGGGCGTAGCAAGGCGCAGACCGTTGGCTTCCGCTACTCGCTGGGGATGCATCTGGCGCTCTGCCATGGGCCGATTGATGCCATCCGCGAGATCCTCGTGGACCGTCGCACCGCATGGTCTGTCACGACCGGCGGCGGCGTCTCGGGCGGTGGTGCTGCCGTGGAGACGCGGATCGGCGCGGTTGCAGGCATGGCGGCAACTGCGGCGCTGGCGGGCGATACCGGCGCCACGATCACCTTTCCGGGGACGCGGGCGGGGGTGCGCATCGGCCGGGACTACCGGCTGCAATTGGCGAATGGTGCGAGCCAGACTATCACGTTGCGCGGGGTCACGTACATCGCCGCCACCAATGTGACCTCCTGGTCCGTCCTGCCCGAGGCGCTGAGCTTCCCCGCGCAATCGGTCGAGGTGTTCGAGGCGACCAGCGCCGCCAGCAACGCAGGTGCCGGGGGTGGGCGTATCCGCATCGACAAGCCCGACCTCTTCGGCGGTGAGAGCCGCGAAGGGGGCGTTGTCGGCGATGTCGATGTACTGATGGGCGGGCCAGCCCAAGGGCAGAACGACTATCTGGCTGCGCGGATGAATGGGGACGTGCCCGGCTATCGCGGGCTCTGCAGCCTCGTGCTGCGGCAGGTCTATCTCGGCATCAACCCGTATCTGAAGCCATGGGCCGTTCGCGTGACCCGCGTGCTGACGGGCGAAGCGGGTGCGGCGCAATGGTACCCCGAGAAGGCGGCCATCGTGCCCGAGGCCAATATCTCGGACGCCGCGATCTATATCGCGCTCGATGTCTCGGGCTCGATGTCTGGCACGCGCATGGCGGCGCAAAAGGCGGGCGTTGCGGCGCTGATTCGCGAGATCGGGGCCAGTGTCGATCCCGACCGTCCGAACGACATCCGCATTGTGCTCTGGAACGCAGGTGTCGCAGGATCGATCGAGCGCCGCGAGATGAGCCCGGACGACTATGCCGCGCTCGAGGCCTGGATGCTGGCGCTGTCGAACAAGTTTCGACGCAGCCTTCTCACAGGCAGGCACGTTCTTCGCCGGCGGTGGGTCCAAGCGGCAGATCGTGATCTTCGTGACCGACGGCGAACCTGCGCCGGTCTCCTCGGTCGATGCGGCGCTGGCGATCATTCGCACGCTGCCGCCCGCCGACATCTTCGGCTTCAACATCGCGCTCGCCAATACGACCTCTACCGCGCGCATCGACAACACGCCGGTGGACGGCGTGCCGGTGATCCCGGCTGGCAACCCGCAAGCGCTGGTCGCCTCCCTGCGCGGAGCCTTCGGCAACGGCCCGGACATGAACCCGGCCCATATCATCCGGGAGTGCCTGACCAATCGCGACTGGGGTCTGGGCTATTCCACCGTCGAGATCGGGGCCAGCTTCACCACCGCCGCGGACACGCTGTACACCGAGGGGTTCGGCCTCTCGCTGATCTGGCAGCAGGACAGCTCCATCGAGGAGTTCATCGGCAGCGTTCTCGACCACATTGACGCGACGCTCTTCATCGACCGGCGCACTGGGCTCTGGGAGTTGCGGCTGATCCGGGCCGACTACACGGCCGCAACACTGCCGCTCTTCGACGAGACCAATGTCGTGGATTGGGGCCGCCTCGGACGCCGCGCGCCGTCGGACCTTGTTAACAGCGTGACCGTGCGCTTCACCGATGCCTGGACCGACGACACGGGGGCGGTCTCTGTCACCGACACCGCGCGCGTCCAGTCCATGGGCGAGGTGATCGCCACCACGCTCGACTATCCGGGCATCCGCTACCAGGGGCTGGCGATCGGGGTGGCCGAGCGCGACCTGCGGGCGCTTTCGGTTCCGCTGCTCACGGGCGAGAGCGTGGTGAACCGCGAAGGCGCGGATCTCGGGCCCGGCGACGTGATCCGGCTGCGCTCGGAGCGACTGGGCTTGAGCGATGTTGTCATGCGCATCTCCGAGATCGGTCAGGGCGACGGGCGCGACAATGGAATTCGGCTGAAGCTCGCCGAGGACGTCTTTGCGCTGGGAGCCACCGCCATCGCGGGCGGGCGCATGCCGACCGGGAGTGGCGTCGCCGCCCCGCCACGCGCACTGTCCCGCCGCATGGTCGAGGAAGCGCCGTACTGGCTGCTGGTTCGCGAACTGGGCCACAGCGAGGCCGACCGCATTCTGTCGGAGGATCCGGATGCGGGCGCGTTGGTGGCCACCGGCGAGCGCCCCAGCGCCGATGCGCTGGCGGCGGAACTCTGGATCGACCCTGGCACCGGTCCCGCGCAGGAGGGCGTGGTCGCCTTTGCGCCGACGGTGCTGCTGGCGGCGGACGTCACTGACCACCCGGAGGCGCGCGTCCTTCCCGTCACCGGCTGGCGCGACATCGGCGAGGTCGGGATCGGCACGCTGGCCAGTATCGGCGGTGAACTGGTGCGCGTCGACGGGATCACCTCCACGGCCATCACGGTGGGCTGGACCTGCACCGGTTTTGTTCCGGTCTTTTGAGAGCGATACTCGCCATCAAGGAGATCGGATATGGCAGCGATACACAGCGACGAGTTCAAGCGGGATGCGGTTCGCATTGCGCTCACCAGTGGC